GAGTGACAAAGATGTGGGAGAGTTTTGTAGCATCACAAAGATTGCGATAAAAGAAACTGAAAACTTATTGAAGTTAAGATGTCCTTTAGATAATGATTATAAAGTAGGAGTAACATGGACAGAGACACATTAGAACCAAAGATAGAAGATAGAAAGAAGTTTGATTTAGATTTGAAGTATGGTAAAGTAAAAGAAAAAATTATTGCTGACATGCTACAAGATAAGAAGATAGAAGTAAAGTCTGAAAGAGGTATGTGGTTAGATACTGGTAACATAGCGATTGAATTTGAAAGCTATGGTAAACCTAGTGGGATTGCATCCACTGAATCAGATTACTGGTTTCATAATCTTTGCATAGGAGAGGAGATATATGGGACACTGGTATTTAAAACTGATATGTTAAAGAAGATTATAAAGAACACACCTAACAAAAGAGAAGTATCTGGTGGTGATAATAAAGCTTCGAAAATGTATCTAATGAATATACAGAAATTATTTAGTGTAGATATTATTAAGAAATCAATAGGAGATATTAATGACTGAAGAGATTTGGAAACAAATTACAATGCCAATGTTTTTTAGAGGTTATGAAATAAGTAACAAAGGAAACATAAGAACTAATTGGAAAAAATATGCGAATCAATACAAGAGAGAACAACAAGAAACTTGGAGAGAACATAAATCATATCCATATCATAAAGGAAGAAAGACTACAAGTGTTGATAAACAATATATGCAGACAAAATTAAATATTAATATTAAAGAATTGGAAGAACAAACAGACCATGACTACTACAGAAAACATAAGAATGTTACATCAATTCCTTTTGATGTGCATAGATTGGTAGGATTACATCACATAGAATTAAAACCAAGTAATATAAAAGGTTTAAATATGACAGATGAAGAATGGGAAGATGTTTCTGATACATTAAAAAATTTTGTAAGAGAATGTATAATAGTTAATCATAAAGATAATAATGGTTTAAATAATGATGTTAGTAATTTAGAATTTTGCACACAAAAATATAATACTCAACATTATTATAGAGAACATTTTACAGAAGAAAAAAGAGCAGAAAGTAGAAGAAAATCAATTTTAGGAATAAAACTAAAAAAAAGTATTGACAATGGTACACAAAATGTGCTATAATATAATTTTAATAACCAAAAAAGGAGAATACACAGATGAGTGTAATTAGTGGAACTGCTTATTGGGCAAGCATAACAAGTCCAAACACAACATTTGATGCAGATGGTACATGGAGTATTGATGTAGGTAATCTGGATGCAGACAACAAGGCTCTTGCAGAGAAAGATGGTCTTGCTATAAAGAATAAAGGTGATGACAGAGGAGACTTTGTTAGCATCAAACGAAACGTCAAAAGAAAAGATGGTAACTTAAATAGTGCACCGGAAGTTCTTGATGCTCAGAAGAGAACCATGATGAATACATTAGTTGGTAATGGTTCAAAGGTAAACGTATTATACACCACATACGAGTGGAAGTATAAAGGTAGGTCTGGTGTTTCTGCTGACCTGAAGAAGATACAGGTTGTAGATTTAGTACCATATCAAGGTGATTCAGATGATGCCTTTGATGTTGTACCTGATGGATACTCTGCTGAGTCAGACGAAAAAATTCCTTTTGCCTCTTAATTAAAAGGATAGTGGAGAGCTATGTAGTTTTATAGTTCTCCACGTTTTATTTATGAAAAAAATAGATACTATAGTAGAAGATATATACAATTTATTCGAAAAAAAGAATGAAGAACTAACTGAAAAAGAAGTAGATAAATGTATAGATGACTTTGCTAATTCGGTTAAGATACATGTAAAAGATTTTTTAAAGCAGATGCCTCATGAAAAACCAAGATTAAGGTTATCAACAATAGGCAAACCAGATAGACAGCTATGGTATGATTTTAAAAATACAGAGATAGTTCCTATAGCACCTAGCACTAGAATTAAATTCTTGTATGGATATATATTAGAAGAATTATTAATTATGCTTGCTTCTATTGCAGGACATAAAGTTTCACAGCAACAGAAACAAGTTAAACTAGAAGGAGTTGTGGGACACCAGGACTGTATGATTGATGGCACATTAGTTGATTGTAAGAGTGCATCTGGTAGAGGCTTTACTAAATTTAAATATAATAACTTATCCAGTGATGACCCATTCGGTTATATATCACAGATATCAGCATATGCAGAGGCCAATGGTGTTGATGAGGCTGGGTTTTTAGTTATTAATAAATCAACAGGAGAAATATGTTATACCAAAGTACATTCGTTGGAGATGATAAATGCTAAGAAGAGAATACAACATCTTAAAAAAGTTGTGTCATCTACCAATATACCTGATAAATGCTATTCTGATATTCCTGATGGCAAGTCTGGTAATTATAAGCTTGACGTTGGTTGTATCTATTGTCATTATAAGCATGATTGTTGGAGTGATGCTAATGATGGTAAAGGACTTCGTGCTTTTCAGTATTCAACCGGTAAGAGATATCTTACTAAAGTTGAGAAAGAACCAAACGTAGACGAAGTTAAGTGAACAAAGAATCTTTTGTTTATCTTTGGTATGACTCAAGAAGTAAAATGTTTTATCTAGGTAAACATAAAGGCACACCTGATGATGGATATACTCATTCTTCTAAGAGGTGGCAACAATTTAAAAGTGATAGTGTGCCACAAGGAGTTAGAAGAAGAATTATTGCTTGGGGTATAGATGAGGATATGTATGAATTAGAAACTAAACTTTTGTTAAATAGAAAAGAAAAATGTTGGAGTAGATATTATAATGTTAATATTGGAGGTAACTTTAATGCAGACTATAATGACCCAAAATATAAAGAAATGATGCGTAAATTTAATTATGATAATAAAAAAGTACAAAATAGAAAACGTAAATTAGCAAAAGAAAGATGGTCACAAAAAGATTTTAGAAAAAAAATGTTTGAAAATAATTATGGAAACAAGGAAGTACAAGAAAAACTTAGACAAAAATTTTTAGGAGAAAAAAGCTCTAGTGCACTTGGCTCTCATAAATTAACTTTTGAGAATGGTAGTTATATAATTGTTCCTAATTTAGCTAGATGGGCAATGGATAGTAATAAATATGACTGGGCACAACTCTTTCATTTAAAAAAAGGTTGGAAGATACAAGGAGGTAAAAAAGTTAGAATATTAAAATGTAAGGATATAATTAAAGTAGAAGAAGTTTAATGAAAAAAGAACATGACATAATACAAATTGAAAATGCTTTTTATTCTGAACCTTATAATTCAGAGAAGAGATTATTTATTGCTGTGATATTACAAGCATTGTTAGATGTATCTAAAAAACCTATCACAACATATGATAAAGTAAATAAACAAAAAGCAGAGGCATGGTTCTTTGCAGACGTAGGAGTAACATGTGAAAATTTTGAGACAGTATGCGACATGGCCGGAGTAGATTCAAATAAAACCAGGTCATTTGCATACAAAGTTATTAATACAAAAAACAACAAGTATTTAAGAAATAGAATTAGGAGTGTGTTAAGAGGCGAAGATGAGTAAGGATAAAAAAGACTTGACATATGAACAGAACTTTGATAAACTATATGCTGATATGATATATTATGAGGAGCAAGCAAAAATGGGAATGATGAATGAAGCAATAAAAGAAACTGTTAAGGATACAGGTTTCAAAAAGACAGACATAAAAAAGAAAGCAATACAAGCTACATTAAAACAAGTAGGTGGTAGCCATTACAAAGATTGTAAGATACAACCTGTGGAATATATTGTAGGTAATGATTTAACTTTTCTTGAAGGTAATATAATTAAATATGTTACAAGACATAGAAGAAAAGGTGAAGGCAAAAAAGATATTGAGAAAGTAATACACTATGCAGAAATGATTTTAGAAATGGAGTACAAGAATGAATAACTACTTACCAACCGAATACCAAAGTTTTATACATTTATCTAGATATTCTAGGTGGTTGCCTGAAGAAGGTAGAAGAGAGACATGGATTGAAACAGTAACACGACTAACAAACTTTATGCAGTATCATTTAAAGAAAAATTTAAATGTAGAAATAGAAAGTGAAACATGGAGAAAGATAGAAGATTATATTACTGGTCTTTCTGTGATGCCTTCTATGAGAGCATTGATGACTGCAGGCACAGCACTAGAAAGAGAAAACATTGCTGGATATAATTGTTCTTATATTCCTATTGATAATCCAAAAGCATTTGATGAAATACTTTATATCTTAATGAATGGTACAGGTGTAGGTTTTTCTGTTGAGAGAGAAAATGTAAACAAACTTCCTACTATACCAGACAGAGAATTTGAAAAGACAGATGATGTTGTAGCTGTTGCTGATTCTAAAGAAGGATGGGCAAGAGGATTTAAAGATTTAATATCTTATTTATATACAAATAGAATACCAAAAATAGATGTGAATAAAATAAGACCTGCTGGACAAAGGTTAAAAACATTTGGTGGTAGAGCTAGTGGGCCTCAACCTTTAATTAATTTATTTGATTTTGTTATTGAAAAGTTTAAAGGTGCTAGAGGTAGAAAGTTAAACACTATGGAGTGTCATGATATTGCGTGTAAGACTGGTGAAGTTGTGGTTGTAGGTGGTGTGCGTAGGTCTGCTCTTATATCTTTGAGTAATTTATCAGACCAAAGATTAAGAGTTGCAAAGTCTGGTGCCTGGTGGGACACAAATCCTGAAAGAGCACTAGCAAATAACTCTGTTGTATATACTGAAAAGCCTGATGCAGGTATTTTCATGAAGGAGTGGTTGGCCTTATATGAAAGTAAGTCTGGCGAAAGAGGCATATTCAACAGAGTATCAGCACAAGAAAAAGCTAGAGAGAATGGTAGACGTAATGGTGACCATCCTTTTGGTACTAATCCTTGTAGTGAAATAATACTAAGACCTAATCAGTTTTGTAATCTTACAGAGGTAGTTGTAAGACCTATGGATACTGAAGCTACACTACATGATAAAATAGAAGTGGCTACAATACTAGGTACAATACAAGCCACACTTACAAACTTTGGGTATCTAAGAAAAAGATGGCAACAGAACACAGAAGAAGAAAGATTATTAGGTGTATCTCTTACAGGTATTATGGATAATTCTATTATCAATAGACAAAGAGCAAAACTACCAGAGATATTACAAAGCATGAGAAATAAAGCTGTCGTAACAAATAAAGAGTGGGCAGATAAATTAGGTATACCACAATCAACAGCTATCACATGTGTCAAACCTTCTGGTACAGTTAGTCAATTAGTTGACTCTGCTAGTGGTATTCATGCTAGACATAATCCTTATTATATTCGTACAGTTAGAGGTGATAATAAAGACCCACTAACAGAGTTTATGAAAGAACAAGGTATACCAAATGAACCAGACGTAATGAAGCCTGACCATACTACAGTGTTTTCTTTTCCTATGAGTTGTTCTGATACTGCTGTGTATAGAAATGATATGGCAGCAATCGAGCAGTTAGAGATATGGAAGTGTTATGCACAGCATTGGTGTGAACATAAACCATCTGTAACTATATCTGTAAAAGAAAATGAGTGGGTGAATGTAGGTAATTGGTGTTGGGATAATTTTGATTATCTTTCTGGTGTATCTTTCTTACCTTTTTCAGACCATACATATCAGCAAGCACCTTATCAAGATATAGATAAAGAGCAGTATGAATCTTTACAATCTAAGATGCCTGCAAAAATTGATTGGACTAAATTACAGGACTTTGAAAAGGAAGATAATACAAGAGGTTCACAAGAGTTAGCATGTACTGCAGGCTCGTGTGAGTTAGTAGATATTTAAATTTTTTGTTGCATTATTATACAAAATATGGTATAATAGTATTATAAAGTGCCAATATGGACTTTAATTTTAACTTGCTTATTTAAGGAGAATAAAATGGTAACATTTAATTTAGATAATATTACTAGACAAGCTATTGGTTTTGATAACTTGTTTAATTCAATGTTAAGTGATAACGTGGGTGATATTGGATATCCACCATATAACTTAATTAAAGAAGGAGAAGACACATATCTTTTACAATTTGCACTAGCCGGTTTTAAAGATAGAGAACTGGATGTGCAAGTAAAAGAAAATAAATTAACAATCAAAGGAGAGTCTTCTGATAAAGAAGATGAACTAGAGTATCTACATAGAGGTATTGGTAAAAGATTTTTTGAAAGACAATTTGTTCTTGCTGATACATTACATGTAGAAGGTTGTACTTTTCTTCGTGGTATTTTAGAAATAAAACTAAAACAAATTATACCTGAAGAACAGAAACCAAGAAAGATAGAAATAAAATAAGGAGCATGGCAGGGATTCATTAGAGTCTCTGCCTATTTTTTTTATGAGAAGAGCAACAATAGGTGCAGGAAAGAAACTAAAAAACTTTTTTAAGAAGGTAACTTCTATAGGTAAATCTCTTAGAAGTAGACCAAAGAATAAACATAAACGTAGAAATTTTAAAAAATATAGAGGACAGGGTAAATGAAAATACTATTAATATTATTGGTTAGTTTACTAACTATTCAAATAAAAGCAGATTCATGGTTTGATTCTGTTGGGTACAGATATTATCATGATATGGATAATGAACGATATGGTTCTAAGTTTAGAAGTTATGCTACAAAAAAATTATCTAACAACGATAGATTAAAAGTAGCATATGAAAGAAAAAGAGGTGGCAGAGGTTATGAGTCTGGCACATGGTTTATAGATTACGAATGGAAATTTTAACATGAATACAAAAATTAGAAATGATATGGATACAGTATACATAGGTTATGACCCTAGAGAACATGCAGCCTATGAAGTTTTAAAGTTCTCTATAGAAATAAGAGCTAAGAATCCTGTAAGAATTGTGCCTCTAAAAAAAGATGCATTAATTAAAAATGGAATGTTTAGAAGAAAGTCAAACAGTATAGGTAATCAACAGTATGATGAGATAGATGGTAGACCTTTCTCTACTGATTTTAGTTTTACTAGATTTCTTGTACCACATTTAAGTTTATACACCGGTTTATCTTTGTATATGGATTGTGATATGTATTGTTATGGAGATATCACAGAACTATTTGATATGTGTAGAGATAATTATTATCCTGTATGGGCAGTGCATCATAAGTATGACGTAGAAAAAGGTATTAAAATGGATGGCCAAGCACAAGAACCTTATAGTATGAAGAACTGGTCTAGTCTTATGATGTTTAATAATGAACATCACTACCTAGATAAGTTAAGTATTGATGCTATTAATACAGAGAAAGGTAGATGGTTACATACATTTAAGTGGTTGCCTGACCAGGAATCAGATATAGGACAAATACCTGAAGAATGGAACTGGCTTGATGGTCATTCATCAGTAGATATGAAACCAAAGATTGTTCACTTTACAACTGGTGGGCCTTGGTTTGCTAAGTGGAAACCTAGAGGAGTAACTGAAGGCAAGTATGCTGTAAAGTGGTGTGAAGATGCTAGATGGTTACAGATGAAAGGCATTATACCAAGAGAAAAGGATTACTTAATACAATGAGAGAGTTAACAGATACATTATATAAATCATTGAGATGTCATTATAAAGCTGAAGTAAATAAAGCATTATATCAACTTGATTTGGCATTTCAAAAACCAGTAGCAATAGGAGAACATCCAAAAATAGTAGAGGATTCTATTGTATTAATAAAACAATTAGCTGAAGCTGAAGAAGCATTAGAAACATTAGAAAAAAATTTTGGAGCATATAATGAAAAAGATTAATATTGTTACATCTTTTAATGAAACTATTTTAAAAGATACAGCAGTTCATTTATTAAATTCCGTTAAAGAAAATTTAGATACAAGTATTAATTTTACTGGATATTATCATGATTGTAAAATAGATGCATATTCTTTACCAGATTATACATATAAAAGTTTACACGATATAAAAGACCATGAAGAGTTTTTAAAAAGATATGCAGAACATGATGGTACAGAAGAAGGAAAGATACCATATAATGAAAAGCTAGATGCTTTGAAGTGGTCACATAAAGTATTTGCTTTAACAGAGATGGCATTTAATTTAGCTGAGAAAAGTAAAGAGGCAGGGTGGTTAATATGGATAGATGCAGATTCTTATTTAAAGAAAAGATTAACTAAACAAGATATGTTATCTATGTTAAATGATAAAGCTGATATTGTTTATAATCCTGACGAACCTTTCTTTATGGCATTTAACTTAGACAAACAACCTACTATAGATATACTTGCAGATTTACGTGGTGCATATATTTTAGGTGAGATGATTAAGTATAGAGAGTGGCATGATTACTATGTATTTTCTAGACTATTAAATATTTATCAAGCACATGGTATGAAAGTAGAAATCATGAATACTATGAATGATTATTTTTATCACTTTGCTGGAAGACCAGACTTCTCTAAAGTTGCTATAAGAAAAGGTAATGGTGAAAGAGCTTTTCCTTTATCAAATGAGGTAGCTCCTGATATTAAACCTAATAGATATCAACAAATATCTCAGATAATGAAAGAGTATAAACCAAAGACTGTAATTGAAACTGGTACATGGAATGGTGGTAGAGCTATAGAGATGGCACTAACTGCTTTTGATTATACTGATACATTTACTTATCATGGTTATGATTTATTTGAAGATGCTACTATTGAAACAGACCATGAAGAGTTCAATGCTAAAGCACATAATAAAATGTCTGCAGTTCAACAAAGATTAAAAGAGTTTGCAGAACATATGAAAGAAAATAAAAATAAAACTTTTATATTTGAATTAAACAAAGGTAATACTAGAGACATATTAAAAGACCAAAGTGCTTGGTTTGATATGGCACTTATTGGTGGTGGTAATAGTATTAAAACTGTAGCTCATGATTATGATTGTGTAAAGCAAACACCTATTGTAATGCTTGACCATTACTTCAGAGAAGATGATGATAAGATGGCACCTAATGATGCATATTGTGGTGTTAATAAAGTATGGGAAAAATTAAAAGGTAATAAAAATATTCGTAAACATGTATTACCCTCTGGTGATAGAGTAAAAGATGGTGGATTTACACATTTTATGATAGTATTAAGTGATAAAAATTTACCTAATATACCAGCAGATTTACAAAGAGTACCTATTGTAGTTAATCCTAGAGACTGTGTACCTAAAGATTATATACGTGGTAATATAAAAGATAACATGAAGTTAATACCAAAGAATAAATTTATACAAAAATGTAGAACACATAATGACCATGCTATAATTATTTCAGGTGGACCTAATATAGATTATGCAGAGTTAAAAGATACTTTAAATAAATATCCAAAAGCTATTACTATGTGTGTTAAGCATGCATATCCTGGTCTTATTGCTAATGATATTAAACCAGATACTTGTATCTTATTAGACCCACGTTCTATTGAAGGTGAAAGTACACATGGAGTAAAGAGAAAAGACTTATTAAAAGACCTTGATGAAGATACAAAGTTTCTTGTTGCATCTATGACAGACCCATCTGTTACTAATTATCTAATGGAAAAGAAAGCTAATATATGGGGATGGCATGCATTTACAGAATCATTACGAGATGATGAAGATAGAAAACATGCAATAAAAAACAATCAGGTAAAGATTAGAGAAGATGTAGGATTACCTGTAGGTGCTACATTAATTACTGGTGGCACGTGTGCAGCTATGAGAGCTATAGGTATGTTACATACTATGGGTTCTC